TCAGGCGGGAAGGTTCGCCCGGTCTCCACCGGCGCGCTCGTATGCCTCGGACAGCTCAGCGATCTGGCCTGGGATGGACGCCAACTGAGTGCGGCGGTAGTCCTCGGCAGCCCAGAGGGCGCGGAAGAACTGGAGGTCCGCGGGGGTGATGTCGTCGATACGGGAGACACATTCTCCGAGGATGGCCCGACCTGCCTCGGAAACGTTGTCGAGGTCGCCAGCCATGCCTAGACGTGTGAGGAATGCGGTCATGTCGTCGATCATGGGTTCTCCTGTCATGCGATAGCGTTTGGGTTGGTGAGGGATGTAGGCCACGTCATGTTCTCGTCCATCTCAAGAAAAACCCGCGACATCTGGACACGCCCCGTACCCCATATGCGGACGTATGTGTTACTGGCCCAATGCATTATGGCGGTCGAGAAATCAATTTTAACGCCAGGGGCGTTGTTAATGTTAAGTTTCCGCCATATCCACCCATATCCAATAGCATTTTTAATATCTAGATTCTCTCCGCCATCGGGTTTGGATTTAATGTCGATCCCAATATCTAGCATGACGAGATTATTATGTCGCACGACACCGTTTCTCATGCCTGCGATGGGGTCTACTGTAAAACCGGAGTTGCGGAGGAGTGCGAGTAGGTTGTCATGGAAGCTGATAAACGGGGTCATGCCATATGTGACACGCCAGCCTTTCGGCGTCCTCTGCCACTGCCACGCCCCAACACCCGCGCCGTCAGTCGATGACCAGAGCGCACCGACAGGGGCTGATTGCACCCAGGCTCGGCCCGAGGCGTCCAGCGTCGAGAAGATGTCTGGGCGGCCAGGGCCTGTTCCGGTGAGAGTGGATGGCTGCCCCGTCGCTCCAACGTCACCCGGCGGGCCCGGCGGCCCGGGCGGACCCTGAAAAGTGTCCTGTGGGATGCCGGTGACCTCGTTGCCGTTGCGGATGAGCACATCGCCGTCGTGGACGGTAGCCGGGACAAGGATGGTGACCGTTGGTGTGGTGGGTGAGGGTGGCTGCCACCCGGCGGCGGTCCACAGGTCGAGGGGATGATCCACTGTGTGATCCGTGGTGACCGTGATCTGATACGGGGTCCAGCCCAGATCGGCGACAAATGACACCTGCCATGTCCCCGTCCAGAGCCACAGGCCGCGCTGGCCGTTAAGGCTGAGGTATCCCTCATCGTCCAGGTCTGCGGTGATCGTCTCATGCTGGGATCGGATGGACGGCTCGGGGGAGACTCCCTTGATGATGCGCCCCGTCTCCAGTGGGCGGAAAATCACCGCCTTCTTGAGGGAGACGGGAGGGCCATCGGGGTAGGGGTCATCCTCCGGTGTGGAGTCAGCGACAGCCCTGATAGCGCGGGCGACAACAAGCCCGTAGGCATACTGGGCGGGCAGCTTCGGTTCTGCCATAGTCACACCTCTGCATGGCGTGCGACAGCGACAGAGCCGGTCTCGTCGTCCGTCGGGGCGGTATCGTCGGCTGGCTCGATCATGCCGGGGTCATCGGCAGGGACATCCAGGGCCGCCGCAATGAGTTCCGGGTCCTCGCTTGCCAGGTCCGGAAACCTCGGGTGATTACCGGCAACAAACGACGGAGACCCCAGCGATGTGGCGACCGACAGGATGGCCGCGACTGCTGCCGTGATGAGGGCTGACAGCCACGGCAGGCCGCGCACACTATCTACCGTGTATACGACACCGGCACCGACCCCAAGCGTGGCAATGAACGTTTGAATAAAGGTCTTGAGGGCGCGCTCGAAGCAGCCGCGCCAGAAATACTTATCCATTCACTTCACCTTCTTTTCGATGTCAGAGAGGCGGTTTTCGATAGCCTGGATGCGGTTGCGGCATTCCAGCACGTAGTACCAGACAGACCACAGCGCATCCTTGGTGGACCACTTCTTGCCGGTGACGGGATTCTTCACCCACGACAAGTTGTCGATCTTGCTTTTGAGGGTGCCGTTCTGTGTCTGGACGACGCCAATGTCGTGGTGGAGCTGATTGTTGCTGGCCTTGATGAGCTTGGTCAGGGTGTTGACGTCGGACATGCTGAGTTCTCCCTTGTTGGTGTTTTTTCCTTGGATGGCGGCGATAAATTCGTTCCACGGGAAGTAGGGGCCAGGGTCGTCGTGGTCGGATTGGTGGAATGCATCGGATACGTTGTCGTGTCCGCAAATACCCGACATCCCCGATTTGACCTGTGCGGTGGTGAGTTTGCGAACCGGGATGTGGTGGCGGTGGCAGATGCCGCGGGCGAGAATGGCGGCGCGCTCCACGGCGGGCCACACTTGAGGCGAGAGCCATTGCTCGCGGGTGTATGCGTGAGAAGCCTTCTCAAATGAGGCGCGGGACCCGCCGTCGGCGCAAATCTCAATGCCGATGGAATGACTGTTGGGCGGCGCGTGGTAGCCGATGGTTTCCTCGGAGAGGCACTGCACCGTTGCCGATACGTCACAGACGTAGTGAGCCGAGGCAGACCGCGACGTGGACGCGAAATACTCCGCCGTGGAGACTGCCCTACCGGCCTTCGACGCCGACGGGTAGCCCACGTCGGGGCAGGTGGCGTGGATGACCAGCCGGGTGATCGGCGTGTTGGAGTTGCCGCCGTGATGGCGGGCCTGGATGAATGTCATGGCGTCCTCTCAGGGTGTCGGTGTGGCGGTCGGGATAGGGGAGGGGTCCGGGGTGGCACACACGGTGGCCCCGGTGACGGTCGATGTGGTGCCGTCGGTGAAGGTGGCGACGAGGTGTCCGTCATCGCAGGCCAAAGAGGCGAGGCCGCGACCGTCCTTGCCGTCGGCCCCGTCCTTGCCTGGCGCTCCCGTGGCATCTCGACCCGGTTGGCCTGGGTCCCCTTTATCGCCCTTCGGACCCGGGACCGTAGAATCAGCACCGGCCTGGCCGGTAGCGTCCTTGCCCGCCGCGCCCGTGGCATCCTTCCCAGGTCTGCCAGCGGCGCCAGCCTTCCCGGTGGCATCACGTCCGGGTCTTCCGGCAGGCCCGGTCACGCTGCGGCCAGGCTGTCCCGAGGCACCCACCGGCCCGGCAGGCCCAGGCACTGCCTGGCCGGTGGGTGCGGGGGCGCCACGGACCCGCGATTCGACGCGGCTGGCCTCATCGCACAGGCCCGCCTGTCGCAGTGACCGGCCCTCATCGGTGCTGGTCGCGCACGCGGCCTTGACGCGCCCGGCCAACGATTTCGCGGCGTCCGCGTTGCTGGCAGCCTGCGATCCGGCGGCGTCTCGCTGGCCCTGGATGTGTCCGGCCCAGCCTGTCAGCGCGGCCACCACGATCACGAGGAGCGCCAGCATGGCTGCCTGCCACACGTTGAGACGCTCCGATGATTGGCGCTGGCGGCGCTCCGTTTCGAGTTCATTCGTCGGCGGCATTGGTCATCCAATCTGGCAGGTCTGGCAGGGACATTGGGGCTACGGTGCCCGGTAGGGATGCGTTGTAGCGGCGTGTTGCGCGGCGGGCTTCGTAGGCCCACTCCTCAAGTGCGTCGATCTGGGCGGCCTGGTGGCGCTGGATTTTGCGGGACCTGTGCGTCAGTGCTGGCAGTGCTGTGAGCAGGGCTGCCAGGACGGTCGCGATCCCGGTGACGATCGTGGAGGCCAGCCCTCCCATGGCGGCCTCCTTAAGTTAGGTCGTGCTCGCTCCATGCGGCGGCGGTCAGCAGTGCCAGCGGTGTGCACACGAGCAGGCCGAGCATGGGGGCGACGAGCGAGGCGGGCGGTCTCGTGTCGACCGACCATGCCAGGTCGAGGGCGGACCACACCGCCCATGCGGCGGCGCTGAGGCTGGCCCCGGCGATCCCCCATAGATGCGACGGGCGGACAGCCGCAATGGCGAGGATGACGGCTGCGGCCCCGTGGACGCTCACCCACCACCAGTCATCGACCAGGGCGACCGGCTGCGACAGCCCATGGACCGGCAGAATCGCGGGCGCGGCCCGGCCCGCCAGGTGCAGGCTCAGCATGAGCGCGTGCGTCCATGCCAGCAGGACAGTGATGCGCACGACCAGATGTGGGCGGTGGCAGAGGTGGGCGAGGAGCTGGCGAACCTCGCTCACGAGATTCCGGCGATGCTCGGCCATGCCTGATTCACCCATCCCAGCAGCGCCGAGTCGTCAGCCTTGCCAGCGATGACGACATCCTGGGCGCCTTGGTCGACAGCACAGGACCACAGCGCGAGCCGATGGGGAGATTCATCGCCCCGCAGCACTCGCGTACACAGATCAGACTCTGGTCCATTCAGAGGAGCGCCACTGGCGCGTTTGGTGCGGGCAACGCTCCATACCGCGACCTCCAGACGCCGCCGAAACGGCGCATACTCTTCATCGTTGATAATGCTCCATGCACCATCGAGACTGGCCATGATCCCTCACTTCGTATAGGTGACCTTGAGTTTGATGTCAGACAGCGCACTCGAGAACTTGCCGTATTTGTCGGTCGATGTTCCCGCGCCCTCGCCGAGGGTGAATCCACGGATAGTTCCTCGTGCGATCCCCGACCACCACCCGCTCGGAATCGGAATCCACATTCCCGCCCCCGGCTTCCACAGCTGCGTGGTGAATGCCCCGCCCCCAGAGGTTTGCGGGGATCCCGGCAGGGCCGTGGAGTCGAAATGGCCAATCCGGGCGTAGCCACCGACATAGTTGAACCAGGAGCGGTTGCGCAGATACAGCCACACACCCTTGATATGGACCCCACCCGACGACAACGCATCGGAGGGTTGAGACCCCCACAGCGCCAGCGAGTACCGCTGATATCCGCCGTAGTAGCCGTGGTGCAGCGAGTCTGTGACGGTCGAGCCGCCGCGCCACGAGCGGACTGCGGCGGCATTCCATGTGGTCGTCCTGGTTGTCACAGTGGGGACAGTGGGTGCCACCGTTCCGCCATGGAGTGGCGTACCCCCGCCAGTGTTGACAGCACCATCACCCCAGGATGGATAGATGCCCACATCCTCGACGTAGATGTCGAACGGGTAGGTGTCATCGGACTCCAGGTGACCACCATCGGGGGATTTCTGCTGCCGGGCCGTGAGCAGGATCCTCGCCGTCACATCGCTGTCCTGGACTGGCAGAAACAGTGCGAACTCGACGTGCGTCGATCCATCAGTGGCAAACGCCGCCATACCGGCTCGGGGCGACGAGATGGTGGGAGCAGATCCGTCGGTAGTCATCCTAGCCATGAGCACCAGGCGACCAGCGCCGCCGCTCCACGCCATGCCGGACGCCACAAACCGATACAACCGCCCGGCCACCATGGAGATCTGCAACTCCAGCAGTCCGAGATCACTGGAGCCATACGCGATGGCGTTGAGGCTGGACGTGGACCCGAGTTTCTGGCGAGCAACAACACCCTGCGGGAGTCTGCCGATAATGTCCATGATGTCGTCGCCGCCGATGGCCAGAGTGCCGTTGACCGTAGCTGAGGTGGCCAGCAGCGCGCCATCCTGCTCAAACCCTGCGATAGGGCTTCCGCTGCGATCCGACAGCACCATACGGTCAGTGTCAGGCCCGCCCAACGAGACGGTGGTGATCTCCTGGCCGTCATCATCAGATCGGATCACCTCGACCGTCGATGCCCCCACATGGACACGGGGGAGCGCCGTGGCCGACGGGGACCATATGTCGATCCCAGACAGCGACCCCGAGGTGATCGTTCCGGCATCGAGGTTGGCCAGGGCCTGACCGTCGATGGGCGAGGACTGCCAGGATGATCCGTCCCAGCTCCACATGCCGATCGTGTGCCCGGCGCTGTCGTGGCGAAACCACGTGTCACCGGCCGTCGTGCCATTGCCGGAGGGGTCGTCGAGGGAGTGGGTGACGGAGTTCTTGCCCGAAGCGGAGTCGATGGCGATCTGCTCCACCCGCTCCAGCAGCGAGGAGGGGAGGGCGTCGTCGCGCAGCGCCGGGGCGCGGCCCACCACGTCGACCACCGTCCACCGGCCGCCCCGCAGGCCGCAGCGCACCCACTCCCGGTCGGGCTCCCGCCGCATCCCTTCGGCCAGCAGCGGTCGCAGGGCGTGAGGCACCACGGCCCTCACCTCCCCACCGTCAGGTAGGCGCACCTGGGCGGTCACATCCACCGCTTCAGGCACCGCTGACAGCCACAGTTCCCCGTCGGCATCCGAGATGGCCCGACCCCACCAGGTGTAGGTGGGGTCGGTGGTGGCCAGCACGTCCTGGCCGCCGTCAGCCTCGCCCCACTCGATCGAGGTGTAGACCACCCGATCGTCGGTGGCATCCCAGCGCAGCTCACCCCCGTCGGGGTCCAGCGCGGAGGCATCCACGACACTCATTCGCCGGCCGCTCCACGCGGTGGCAATCGCTCCGAGTCGCTCGGTGGTGACCATCACCACCTGCCCCTGCACGTCTGCTGTCATCGGGGCCTCCTCCCCACAGGGCGGCGACGCCGCGTCACCCGCCGGGTGTGCGTGTGCCTGCCCACACTCATCTGACCGTCAGCAGATAGCGGGATCGAGTACTTCTCCAACTGCATGTTCCACTGCCAGTCGCCGTTGTCGACGGTCACCACGTCGCGGGGCTCCAGGTGGGGGATGACCATCGCGTTGAACTCCAGGTCCACGAACGCCCACGACACGTCGTCCAGGCGTTTCTGCGCGATCTGGCGGGCCGCAGACGACGACACGATCTGATCGTTCTGCACCTCCTCGCGCAGATACTGCGGCACCCCGTTGCGGGCCAGCGACGATGGGGAGAACGGGTGCGAGGACGGCAGCTGCACCTGCGCGGTGACCGGCTTCTTCGCGCCCTTAGGGGTGCCGCCGTAGACGACCACGATGTTTTTGATGTTCGACACGTCCGAGGAGATGTCCGGCTCGGACAGAATGTCGACGCCCCGCTTAAACGTCCACACCGGGTTACGATTGAAAGACTTCAGCTTGGCGTAGCCGGTGCCGTTGTAGAACAGCAGCGGATCGGTGCCCCTGTCGTGGCTCGCCAGGGAGGCGGCCAGCATCTGCAATTTCGCCCACGGGGCCTCGCTGGACAGGCACTGCCAGTCCTCGGTGAGCTTGTCTGACCAGCGGGTGATCTCGGAGAAGTCTTCGCCCGACTCCATCAGCACACGTTTGATCACGTCGGTTTTGCGGTAGCCGCGCGGAAGACGCCAATTCCGAGATTGCGGTTTGGTCAACCACACTTCCTTGCCCTGCGCCTGCAGGCTCACGGTCTGCCCGTTGCGTTTCAGAGAGGTAATCGGCCCGGTAAAGATCGGCGTGTTCACCCACCGTGGAAGGTCGGAGGACCACACCCCATAGTGAACCTGCACCATCCGGTCGGCGAACTGGGCGGCCGCCGCCGGGCCGGGCACGTCCAAGCCCAGCTCGTTGTCTGGGTCGCGGATCTCCAGCGAGCAGGATCGGGAGACCTCCTGGGTGAGGTCGATGTCAACCGACCCGGACAGCACCACACCGGTGGCGCTGGCCTTCACCCGATGATCGAGATCAAGAACGTTCACCAGGACCCGAATCTTATGGTCGTGGCGAAGCCCCGCCTCGAAAGCCTCCTGCTCGTCGGCGCTCATCCCCATCGTCATCACAGGACATCACCTGCGAACGTGAAGTCGCCCACCTGATGGAAGTCGAAACTGCATTTGAACAGCCTTCCCGCGTAGCCGTTGACTGAGGTGACCTGCACGTTGGAGATGTTGACCGGCAACACGTAATCCTCGATCACCAGATCGAACAGACGGCCCGCCTGCGGCTTCCACTTCAACAGCCGCTCCCGCCACTGCGGCGGGGTCTCGTCGTCGCCCGGCAGGGGCACCAGGTTGCCTGACAGGGTGCCCTCGTAGCCGCGCTGAGCGCTGGTGACCACGATGGAGCGCTGCGAACCGAGCGGCTCGTGAGAGGCCGTCACCTCCGGCATGGTGATCTCGTGGGAGGTGTCGCTCACCAGGGCCACCGCCTCACGGGTCTCCCGATCAACCAGCCAGGTGGCCAGCAGATCCCGGTCGACCTGCTTCTCCAGCGGCCGGGAAACGCCACGATCCCCCACCGCCTGCACCTGCACCGTGTGCGGCCCGGAAGCCACCAGCACCGACGCCGTATAGGAGGCACCCCCGTCTGGGGCCTGCGAGCGGCGCTCCACCTGGCGTCCGTCCACGCTGATGATCCACTCGTCAGGCATGTCTGGGCGCGACCACTGCAATGCCGCCCACGGAGAATTCCGCCACATCCTGACATCCACCTGTGTTGGAGACGGGGTCTGGCTGGTCGGGGTGTAGGTGAACGTGGTGTTTGCCCGGGCAAAGGTCCCGTAGCCGGGGGTGGCCACCCGGTGCGTCTCAGAGTCCCACACGTCGACAACCACCTGATAGGTGCCGCCGATACGCAACGGGGTGGCCGGCCGCCATGACGTGGCGGCAGAGGCGACCACACCGGAGGTCGCCACCTGATGCCACCGTCCTGCAACCCACCGGGAGATGACGACCCGCCAGTGATCCTCGGGGCCACCACCACCCGGCGTGTAGCGCCACGAGATCGGCGGGGTGGGGTCGGTCACCACCTGCTCGACCGGGTCGGGATTGAGCAGCTCCACCGTCGGCCTGGGCTTGTAGGTGTAGCGGGCGGGCGCAGACCAGCCCGACCACAGCCCCGACCCGTCCTGGATGCGCACACGCCACCACAGCGACTCGCCATCGCCGGGCTTGGGAAACCCGGCAGCCTCGCTCGCCAGGTCGAACTGGGTGACGAACTTGCGGCGCACCCCTGAATCCCACACGGGCTCTGAGAACCCGTCCTCCGAGCGGGCCGCTTGGACTTGGCACGCCGCCATGTCGGTGTCGCCCACATGGTCGTAGAACGTCCACCGCAGCATCGGGGTCGGGGTGCCCGTCACACCGCCCGGGTCCGGCTCCAGGTCGGCAGGCGGGAACGGGTTAGTCCACCAGTCCACCCCCAGGCTGGGCCGCTTGTCGCCCTGGATGTCGAAGACCAGCGAGTCGCCGTCCACATCCGACCACAGCAGCAACCCGTAGAACGGTGCCCCATCGGCCACCGCCTGCATGGCGTCGGTCACGTCGATCTGCCACACCCCGCCGTCGACGAAGATGCCGTCACGGGTGGTGTCGATGCGGTGGCCTGCCCCGGCCGGCTTATGATTCCAATCCAGCGACCAGAAGCTCCGGTTCCACGGCCCGGCCAACTCGGCCGTGATCTTGTGTCTGCTGTTGTTGTTCTTCTTCATCCGCAGCGACAGCGTCGCCTTGGACACGTTCGCGCCCGCCGTGGGGAACGGCATCGCGAACCACAAGACGCTCCAGCACCGGTGGCCCTTGGTGCCGGTCACCTTCGCATAGGTGTGACGGCGGAAGATCCGCGCATCCGGGTACCCCTCGTCGACGTATGTTCCGTAGTCAAGCTTCAGGTCTGCGTGACTCACAGGGCCCCCATCCTCGCCAAGTCGGCTTGCCTGTCGTTGATCGCGTCCTGGGCGATCCCGTAGATCACGGCCTGCCCGTTCTCGGTGATGTCCAGCGTGCCGACGATCCGCTGCGGACCCGACATCATGGCTGCCGTGTCGTGGGCGTTGTAAACCCTGCTGCCAGCGTTAAGGCGACGCATCTGCGGGCCAATCACCAGTTCGGGGCGTCCATCCTCACTCAAAGCGGCAAGCTCGGTGCGCTCCACTACGCCACCGTCAACGTAGCCGTGACCAAACCCAATGACACGCCGCCAGTCGCGATGCTGGGCGTTGGCGGCACGCATACCCACAACGAGGTTCTTGTACGGGTCGTACACGTTCGGCATAAACGAACCCATGTCGCGGCCAAAATCAGCCCACGTCACCCCCGGCACCTGCACCAGGCCACGCGCCGGGTCACCGCGGGCGATGTTGACATCATACACGCGGCTCGACTGAACAAGGCGAGGATTACCGTCGGACTCGGTTCTAATCTGACGCAGCCACTTGTCCTCATCGGACCTGCCGCCGCCAATACCAGAGGCCGCCAAAGCGCGCGCCACCATGGGACGCCACGACTCCAGATTACCAGGCGACCCGGACGGACCCGACGACAAGCTGAACAGGGAAGCCACCTTCGAAATCGCGGCAGATGCCAGCTTCGCGGGAACCTTCGCGACCATCTGAGTGAACGAATTCTTACCGAACTTGGAGACCACATTCCCCAGCGACTTGAACTTGTTCTTGAGCCAATCAACCGGGGACGCGAACTTTCCGAACAGCCCCGACACGGCAGACCCGATTTGAGACATCCACGACCCGCCAGATGACGGCTTCGCGTACGGGTCAGGCGTGCCAGACCCGTGCAGGCCACCACCACCAGCCAGGTAGTCCGACCACTGCCAGACAGCCGACCCCCTCGGGGTGCCAGCCCCCGGACCGGGGACAGCATGAACATGCCACGAGAAATTCTCCGCAGGTCCTCGGACCCACGCCGCCCAATTCTGCTTGCGCAGCGCGTCCCGGATCGACCACAGCCGTGTCCCGCCAGCCGGACCCGACACATCCACCGCATCGCCGGCATGAGAGGTGCCCGAGAGCCCATTCGCAGCATTCCAGCCCTGCTGTGCGAGCCGGAACATCCAGCCCAGGGACTGCGCCGCAGCACGCACCCGAGACGCGGCAAGAGCGGTGAGATGTCCACGCCCACCTGTGAATCCACCGTTTGCGAATCCCAGGATCTTGTCATTCAGCTGCCCCGAGTTGATGGCCTCCAGAGCTCTACGAGACTGCCGCGTGGCAGCCCGGTTCGTGATGAACTCCTCACCCTCGAACCGGAACACACCCTGCGGCGACATTCCGAGGTACGGGTCGCGGTTCTGCGCTGACCACGGCAGATCAACAAACCCTCCGCCGGCGAAACCCTGCGGCAATTTGATCTTGTCGATCTTCGTGGCTCCAAGTTTCCCAGCAACCCAGTTGAAACCGGCGATCAGACCACCGTTCAGGACCGTGTTGACAACGAACTTGACAGGGGCCTTCGCCACATTTTTCAGGCCATCCCATGCCTTCTTAATCGCAGCGACGGCAGACCTGAAAGCGGCCGGTATCTTGTTGACGAAGATGTCATGGATGCCGTCATGGATGCGGCCAGCAAGGTTCATCGCAGTGCTCAGGAGCGACTTCCATCCGCCGGACCACAGCCATTTAATAGCGTTGATTCCTCTGGTGAACAGAGACCGAACACCATTGAAGAATCCACGGACGCCACTCGTGATGCCATTCCAGATGGCGGCACCAACCGCCTTAATCCAGTTCCAGCCGGCACGCCACGTAGTCTTGAAGAAATTGATCGCAGCGGAGAAGATGTTCTTCCAGCCGTTGATCTCAGCTCTGAATCCTGCCTTGATCGCCTTCCAGATGGCAATGCCAGCGGCCTTGACGGCGTTCCATGCGGCACGCCATGCGGTCGGGAACCAATGGACGACAGCCCCGAACGCGGCCTTCATCCCATTCCATGTTGCCGACAAAGCCGCCTTGATCCCATTCCAGATGGCGATGCCGGAAGCCTTCATCCCATTCCACGCCGCACGCCACACCGCACCGAGGGCCGTGAGGAAAATCCGGCCCAGCGCCACCATCACGGCACCGAAGGTCTGGAAGATAGCCCGGATGGCACCGAGAGTCCCCGAGACAATGCCCTTGAGCCCCTGCCACATCCGTGACCAGTTGCCGGTGAACAGCCCGATGAAAACGTTCAGGACCCCGCCCAGCACGCTCCAGAGGTTCCGAAGAATAGTAAGCACGCCATTCATGGCGGTTGACACGACCGGCGCGAACACTGCCTTCAGAGTGGACCAGATCGCCTTGATCTTCTCGACCCCAGCGGTGAAAAGTGACTGGATTCCACGCCACATCGACGTGAAGAACCCACCAGTCGCGGACGCCCCAGACTTCACCCCGGACCATGCCGACTTGAAAGCGTTAACGAACGGGCCCTTGAACCAGTTCGTCGTTGCCGAAGCATCGGACTTGATCCCATCCCATGCGCCAGTAAAGAAGTTCCCAAAAGCAGAGAGTCCGGACTTGATCCCATCCCATGCGCCAGTAAAGAAGTTGACAAACGGTCCAGAGAACCAGCGGCCGACAGCCAGCGCCACATCCTTCACGCCATTCAAGGCACCATTCACGCCATTCCGAAATTTCTCCGAATGCTTGTAGGCGTAGGTAAACCCGGCAACGAGAGCGGCAACAGCAGCGATGGCCAGACCGATGGGGTTGGCAGACATGGCCGCTCCGACGGCCTTAATCCCGCCGCTGACAGCGCCGAAGGCCGTCTTGGCGATCGACATTCCCTTAAGCGCCAGGACGAAGGAACCCACGGAGACAGCCATGGTGCGCCACAGCTCGGGATGTTCCTGCAGGGACTTGCCAAGAGCCGACATGACCGGGGTGAGGGCCCGCACCACGGCAACAACAGCACCGAAGGCCGCCATGCCGGCCACCTTCGCGGCAGAAAGCGCCAAAGGACCGAAGGTGGCGATGACGCCATCCGCAGCAGACTTGACCTTGTCAAGGAAAAGCTTGATGGACGCCGCCGCCTCGCCGAGAGGCTCAGACCAGGCGGTCTCGACATCAGTGCCGCGACCCGTCCACCAGCCCACCCACACGTCCGTGACTTGCTGGACGAACTTCAACATGCTGCTGAACCCGGCCGACACCTTGGCACCAGCAGCCTCCGCGGCTGGTCCCAGATTGTCGATCTGGGAGGTGAGACCCTTCAACGCGCCTGGGGCCTGCTTAAATGCCCCCTCCTCCATCGACGCTCCGAGGCGACCGATAGCGGCACGCACATTATCCATAGCGCCGGTGAAGGTGTTACCTGACGACTTGGCAGCCCCGCCAACACCCTGCTCCATGGCCTTCTGGAACATGGCGAAATTGATCTGCCCCTTGGAGCTCATCGCATAGACCTCGGCGGAAGTCTTGTGCAGCGACTTGCTCAGCAAGGACACAATCGGGATGCCACGGTCAGAAAGCTGCTGAATCTCGTCGCCCTGCATTTTACCCGAGGTGGCAACCTTGGAGAAAATGGAGCCCATGTCGTCGAGCGACGAGTTGGTTACCGATGCGGCATCAGCGACTAGGCTGAGAGTGTGTTGTAGCTGCTGGCCAGGCTTGATTCCAGCGGCCACGGTGGACGCTGCGACGGTCGCCGCGTCGCCCATCCCGAACGCAGTGCCCTTCACCGAGGCAAGGGCGTTGTCCATGATCTGAGCGGTCTGCTTGCCGGTGTTGCCGAGCCCCTGCAAGGTCTGGGTAGCCTGGTCGATGCTCGACAGACGCTCGAAGCCCGACGACAAGCTCCGCTTGATCAAGCCGATGCTCGACGTGACGGCGCTGGAAGCGGCGTTCCCGAGGAACGACGCCTTGAACATCGCCCCGAAGGACGGGCCGTGCGACTTGAAGCCCTCCGTGAACTTCTTGCCGGACTTCCCGCCTGCCTCGCTGGCGTCGGCAGGAAGCCCCCTAAATGGGTTGCTAAGTTTAGCGCCGAGCTTCGAGAAAACCGTCCGAATCTTCCCCGCAGACCGCTCCGACTCAGTCGCAGACTTCTTCTCGGCAGCGGCCTGCTCCTGAACGGCAGCCTTGACCTTGTCCGATGCGTCGCCACGCCGCTTCTCAGCGGCAACAAGGTCCAGGTCTGCCTTCGCGGCACGCTGCTTCGCTCGCTCCAACCGATCCTCGGCTACCAGTACCTGCGACGACCCAGCCGCATACCGTTGTCGAGCCTCAGCGGCTTTAGCTTCGGCAATCTGCACCTGACGGGCGGCATTTTCCTGGGACTGAGACGCCTTCTGTGCGGCCTTCTCGGTCGCCTCAAACGCCTTTTGGGCAGACGCCGTGTTGGCCTTAGCCTTCTCGACTCCGGACGCCACGCCCGACGACAGCGCCCGGCCCATCTCCTGGCCAGCGCGTCCCGTAGCCTTCTGTGCCTGGCCTAGAAATTCCTCAATCTGGCGGGCGGGCTTGCCGTCAAAACCGACCGACAGTGACACATAACCTTGGGCAAGCTCAGTTGCCATCTGTCCTCCTCGGGCGATACCTGGCAGCCATGGCGTCAACCTCGCTGCGCGTCATCGGGTTTCCGAAATGCTGATAGGACTGGTTGTCTGGCTCATCCCAGGGGCGGGGGACGGGGCGCGGTCGTGCTCCCTTGCCGCCGGAGAGAGCCCACACCAGATCGTTGGCCTGGTCGACGCGCACCGCCGCCAGCATGGTGGCCACATCCCATGCGGAATGAGGGTCAAGAGCGGCAGCGAGGGGCGTGCCGGGCTCAGCCATGCGACAGACGACAAACACGTCCCGCCACGGTGTCCGGCCCGCCTCTGCGTCACGCAGTCTCAGACCCGCCCGGATGCACGCGTATTCGACTTCTTCGCGGTGCTCCGAGACGATGTCCCGGAGCCAGCAGATTCCGGGACGGTCATCTCCGACACCTCGCTAAGCTTGTCCGCGAAAGCCTCCATGAACGCCAGCGTGTCGGACTGGCGCCACTGCGAATCATCCACGCCGAGCAGCCTGGGAATGCTGAAGAGTCCGGAATAATGTTCCTCTTCGGCCTGCGAAAGCGCCTTGAGGACATCCATGCGCGGGTCTTCAAACTCGACCCGGTCAATTTCGTACTCGTGATCCTTGACGCGGATTACAACCTTGTCTTCTGACATGCCGTCGCCTTTCATTGAGTGCCGCCATTAAAGATGGCCCCGCGTGGCGGGCGCGGCGGCACGATAAACCCGCCACACGGGGAGTATATGGGTCACGCCGAAGCGGCACCGAGGTACCAGTTGAAGAACTTTCCGGCGCTGTCCTTGAACAACTCAATCGTGGTCTTAAAGGACACAACCTCAGTCTTCTTGAACGGAATCGAATCAATTCCGGTGATCTGACCGTCACCGATGTCAAGAACGCCATCACCGTTGGCGTCATGGAGACAGAACGCAAACTGGGCGTGAGGAAGAACCTCACCGGTGTACGAAATTGCGGTGACAGCACCAGACGTGCCCACCTTCACATTCCCGGCACCAAACAACGCCTTCCCGACCGCAGCAGACATCTGGTCAAACGTCACCTCAATGGAAGCCGAATTAGACTTCTGGATGACCGCAATGGTGTCAAGATTCCAATCAAGAACCTTGTCGGTAGAATTATCGAGCTTAACGTCGATGCCGTCATCGGCAACATAGCCGAGATCAATATATGCCGCATCAAGGGCCGCTGCGCCATCGGTGGGGCGCTTCGATCCGAGGGGTGCGTAGAACGCATAACCGGCCTGCTTAGGTCCTCCAACATGGACTTCAGCGGTGTTCTTGCCAGTGGTAGCCATAATGGCTCCTTTCATGGGGGTGCCGCCGCCATGAAAACGTATTCTGTTGTGTTATAGCTGGATAGTGATAGTAGCCGTCATGAAGTACCTGGGTAGCCCATCCTCGTCGGGAAACCAGGCGGGAGAAGCGCACTGCGCATCCACGATGAAGGTGCCCTGAAAAGCCCGTCCAGCCATCCCGTCCACTTCACGTTTCACCCTGTCAGCCAAAGCAGCTGCATCAGTCGATTCACTGGCGATAGCCGTCAATGTCACATGACGCTCATCAATGACATGCGATCGTGTCGCAGGCCCACCTGAGGCCCTCACCTGAACATGCCCCATCTTGGCAGCATTAGCCATTCCGGCTGGACGTTCCGTGGACACTGCGGCACCAACAAGGCCCGGCAGTGCAGCCACGAGGACGGACTCAACGTCAGCCATGATTGCTCTTCGTGCCGGACTTCTTGGGGGTTGGTTTATCCGCCGGAACGGCAAACCCGGACGAAATCATCGAATTTGCGCCAGCGCGTCCCAACTCGACAACCTCGCCAGACTCAACAACCTTCACCCATACCGTGTCGATATCGTCGCTCATGTCACCTCCTAGCAGATTCGAGACATGCCGTGAAACCATGCGGGTCATGCTGGACAAGCCATGTCGCAAACGCGGTATTCGGGCGCACCGTGTATCGCGCTCGGTTCACTCCAGGCTCAGTGACGACCACAAACGGGTCCTTTGTGTCCGCCGGATGTCGGCCAGACCTCGGATAGGCTCGCGCCCACTCGTTTGCGGCATCCCTGGCCCTCACCGCCATATCAAGCGTCACCTGATCGACAGCAGCGCTGCGAAGAATTTTGCGGAAACCATCATGATTGAGTTTTACCCTGACGTTAGCCATCTATTCTCCGAACCGAGAACTGATATCCAGGCTCAAAAGCAAACGGGCCGTGATTCCAGTCCTGAGACTCGCCCACAACCTCATATGTGACACCATCAATGGCTATCTGATCCTTGACAGCAGCAGGCCACGGCGACAGCACAACAAGCGTTGTGGCAACACGATTCGCCCCCTGCTCCGACGGTTCTGACGATGACGACTGATACCAGCCGAACACCTTACGAACCTCCGGCGCAGCCCACCCGTGAAACGGGTTGCCGTGTAAATCGAGTGTGTCGTCGTCGATGCTGGCGCTGTGGGTAACGGTGCGCCGGGCGATCACGGCTGCTCCACAAGGTCAATGGAGGCCGCCGTCGCCACCCCAACGCCCATCCGGGCTTTCTCGGCCCGAGTGAGAAACAGGTCACCGGTCGGGTTGGCAAACGACATCTGCTGAGTGAACGGCCCGGCGGTCTCGTTGAAGCTCGACACCCCATCGGGCAGATCGACATCCACACTCATGGCACGGCGCACCACGGCGCAGCAGATCGCCAGGAGCGTCTGGTCCGACACCTGCCCCCAGCCGGGAATCGTGTCCCGGATGAGGGCGGAGGCGTCACCCAGAAGCACGGCGGCACGGCCCTGCTCGGCCTCCGACAAACCACGCCACCGCGCCTCCAGATCAGACACGGTGGCGAACGGGATATCTGCCATGATCAGGAACCGCTGCCAGACGGCTTCGGGGCGGCTTCCTTCACCAGCGCAAACTTGTCGGTGAACACGTACCAGCCGTAGACGATCTCCAGACGCAGCGCGATCTGGTTCTTGCGGGCAAGATCACCCTGGCCGTCCGGGTCACCACGGTCGATGAGGGTCACGGGGATGTTGCGCTGAACACCCCAGCGCAGACCATTGGTCCAGTCACCGACGATGGCGCGCACACCGGTGTCCTGAGCCTCGGGGCGGCCAGAAACCGAGTTGGACTGGGCGGTCTGCAACCCCATGAACGAGGTGATGTCGGTGCCAAAACCCAGCTGCGGGTAGCGCGGCTGGGAGGTGGCGCCCGATCCGTCCTTCACCTTGAGGCTGGACAGTTCCCAGGAGAACGCCGGATCCAAGGCGGCACCGGTCACAGTGACGGGCTTGTCTTGGTTGATGAGCATGCCAACGGCGTTGCGGAACTGGTCGTCGGCGTCGGTCTTGGCGTCGGCGGTCACGGCATTGGTGGACGCCCCGATGTAATTGCTCCACCCAGCTACCTTGGAGCCGGTGAGCGGGTTGATGGCGTGGATGACGCCAAAATCGAGGGCGCGAGCAAGGGCAGTAGAGCCGGAACCGGCAAGGGTCTGCAGAACACCAAGCTGGTAGTCCTCGTCGGCCCACTTCACTTCCTCGGAGAACCGCATCGTCACCTGTGCCTTGTGGGGCACGGCGGTAACGGAGGTGAAGGAGCCGCTGGTGGACGACTTTTCACCGTTCTCTTCGACGAACTCCGCCTTGGGTACGTCGTTGAACACCAGGTAGTCGACGTTTCCGAAGCGCATCGGGTCGGATCCGGACAGCCGGGACACGACGGATCCCTGCTGGGCTTGAGTGATCATGCCGGCTGCGATTTCGCGAGGCAGCAACGGCTTTGTGTCGGACAGTGAGAACACGGACATGATATGTCCCCTTTCGAATCAGTCCCGGCCAAACAGTTGGCGCATGAACGTGGACGTTGTGTCGGATGCGTTGGGGGTGCGAGTGTGATCGATCACCGGGTGCGTCTTGCGGGCCTCGGCAGCCCAGGTGGTCAGCGCCTCAGCAGAGGAACGCATGGCCTCCAAGGTGTCCCCTGTGAGCAGGTTCGCCGGAACACCGGTGTCGGAGGACACCTCGTCTGCCCAGCTACGCCGCTGCTCGGCAGCCTCGAAACGTTTGATCGTGGCCTGGGCGTCGGCCAGCTTCTCAGCATCGGTGCGCTGGGCATCCTGCAACTCGGCCAACTGCCGTGCGGCGTCATGGTTGGCCTTCGCCCGTGACTCCCACTTGCGCGCCTCGGCCTTCCAGTCGGTCTCGGCAGGCTTGGACTCGTCGGTCTGCGGTGCAGCATCCTGAGTCTGCGTCTCGACAGTCTCGGTGGTTTCGGACATGATCGTCACCCCTCCTAAGGGTTGATGGGTGCCATGCGGCAATGAGGCCCCGCCGTGCGGCAGGGCACGACAAGCAGCCCTCGCACCACACGGTGAAGGGCTGGTCGAAAACTAGTGGGCCACTGGAACGATGGTTCAGTAGGTGTCAGTCGACATGGACACCATCGGTGTATTGGTCCGGATTGGCACGGCGCATCGCGGCGAGAGTGTCTGTCTCTGATCCGCTGCCTGCACGGGCGCGACCCTGCTCATACAAGGCCAGGTAGGCGTCGGGGTCGTAGCCTTGCAGCTGTGGTGTCGACCCGCGCTTGCCAAACGATGGGACGATGGCGCAGTCGCAGCCGGAGTGATACCTGGTGAGACCACCGGCAGAGGCTTTGCTGGCATACACCCAGCCGCGTGAAGCGAGCATGGTACAGAACGTGCATGTCCTCGCGCCTTGCGGCACCCGGGCATATCTGATGCAGGCCCTGTCGTCTGCAGCGTTTCCGGTGATCGTTGCGGACGCACCGGTGCGCACCCAACGGTCCAAGGATTGCGTGAGCGTGGCGACGGTTTCCTCCGGGTGGCTTCCCCACAGGCTTCCGGCCGCCCATTTTACGGTTCCCCTGATCCGGTCCCGGTTGACCGGTTTCTCGGGGCGCGGCGTGAACGGTTTCGTCACACCGGATTTCCTGCGCATCTGCTCATACCATTGCGCGGCAGCCACGCCAGACAGTCGGCTGTAATCAACCCCCAGGGCATCCACGACCTCGATCAGATCGTCCCTGGTCTGCTCTGGACGGCTGGGGTCCATGAGCTTCCAGGCACGTGCCAGATCGCGGCCTGCAAGCCAAGACAGGGTGGTGGTGGCTTTGCGCTGCCTGGCAACATCGGCTGGAGTGATGACACCCACTACCGTTCATCCTCTGCTGGCTGCTCCGGGCTGGAGGCAACCGCCTGAGCCAAATACCGTTCATCGATATTGGTATCGGCGAGGCGATTCAGCAGCCCATTCTGCGACCATTCGGCCTGCATCTGCTCGATCTCTGAGGTGGTGAACCCGGCGCGCTGCAGAGCCACCGTCGTCCCGGCAACCTTAGGCAGGGCCGACACCGTCTTGACGATGAAATCGCTGGAGGCCTGCGGAGACACATAGCGTGCCGGTGTCCACGACAGGTGGACGTTCCACGACTCCTCCGGTGGGGCATCCAAGCCTTCCGCAACTATGAGAACATCCTGCAGGATGCGCAGCAGGGGACCGTTGAACACCCTCCACTGGTACTCGGCCTCATCGGAAAGGGCCACTTCGGCGGCCTGCATGGCCTCCGCTGATGCCGGATTGTCGGCAAACAGCCCCACCGACGACTGAGGCAAACCAGTGGCTGCACAAAAGTTCTGGGCCAGCTGCCGATACATGCTCAGATGCGGCTCCATCGACATCTGTGTGAACTGGCCAACCGTCGGATTCTCGCCCTCGTCGTTGGGAGACAAGGCGAGGACACGACCAGTGACAGCACGCCACCTGTCCTGCATCGCCTCCATCTGATCGGCAGAGACACCCAGCACGTAGCGCTGCGGGGAAGCAAAGAACTCAGCCGAGGTCTCCGCCCTGACAAGGGTTCTCACCGCGGCGTCAGTGAGATAGCGCACCTCGCGGGAGATACGAGAATGGCCGAACGGCCTAGAGATCTCGGGGGAGTAGACCAGCGGCTCCACCATGATCCGCCGCGACGGGTTGTCAAGGCGCTCCACGGACCACACATGCTTCTCGGCGGTGGCGATGATCGTTGCATCCAGCGTGTGCAGGATGAACCGGGAAGGCTCCGATGTCACCAAGCCAGGAATGTCGGCGTCCTGCTCGATGGTGTCGGTGATCTCCAGGGCGGCGTCGATCATGCCGGAGCGGGCATTCCAGTGGGCGGTCGTCCACAGGCCGTCGCGGGCACGCACCACCACCGGTGGCTCACCTGCCGACTCATCACCCGGGGCAACCGTGAGGAACGACACTGAATGCTTGTAGGCGGCCGTGATCGCCTGTATCAGGGTCAAGGTGAAGTCGTTGCGCTGCAGGATGCCACCGATGTCGAACGGGTCGATCTGCCCACCCAGCGTGTAGCCCTCCCAGACGTGCTTGCGGGCCAGCGCCTGCACCGCCTTGGCAGGCCACCCCAGGGCGGCGCGAGTGCGTGCCATCTGAGGGGGAACCGAGATGCCCAAGTCCTGCAGGGCACGGTGCCCTGCATAGTAGGTGTCGAGCAGGAGATTCTTCGGTGTCGTGCGTGCCAACGTGGCCCACAAGCCGGACAGGGTGCGCTGCTCGTCGTCAGACAGGCCAGCCACCACGGGTGTACTGGAGAACATCACAGGATCGTCACCCCTCCTCGATGACCGGGACGCCGCTTCGTTGTCGCAGCACCCCAATGGGCCAACGTCACTGCATCCAGCAGGCTCGCATCCGACCCGGGCGGTGCCGCCCAGCCGAACCCTCCACGGGTGCCGATCTTGCGGCGTGTCACCGTTGTTGCCTGCTGGTCTAAGAGTTCATTGTCCACATGTCGCAGCGTGCCGTCGCGCAGGCCGGCAAGCAGGCCCGCATGGGCTGCTGTCACCTGGTCCACTGACGGGGTCCAGATGACGCGGGCGGGAACCTTCGCGGAACGCAGCTGGTCCACCAGCCACGCCGAACCCGACTTGCCATCCACGACGATCTGAGATGTGTTGGCGAGCCGGTCTGGATCGGTGAGGAAGTCCACCAGCCAACCGGTGCCCTCTCCGGTCGAAGCCTGACGCACACCATCGACAACGATCAGTTTGGCGTCCTGCTTGACGGCAACACCCAGCCCGACGGCTGCACCGTCTGCGGAGAACTTCACTGCCCAGCAGCGCGGTCCATCACCGGCCCGGTCTATCGTCGCGTCCATCCATGCCTGACGGTCGATGGCGGTCGAAACCGTGTCGGAGTCCCAGATTCCCATGCCCTCTCGGCGGAACGACTCCTCACCCAGCTGGCGGCGCATACGCAAAATGGCCGCCTCTGAGGTGCGGCGGGGAAACGACGGATTCGCCCTGGCCCACACCTTCCGGTCCGACAGGTCGGCATCGTCGGGGGCGCCAATCTCAACATAGGTGCCACCCACCATGTCGCCCTTCAACGCAGACCGACGGAACTCGATGAACGCCTCGGCAGGGTCGGTGGGGCGCGGCGGGGTGCCGATACGGATGGCCAGCCCCAGATCGGACGTGTTCAAGGTGGGCACCATGCCATCCAGGGCCTTCTGCGACAGAATCTGAGCCTCATCGAACACGATCAGATCCACGCCGGGAATACCGCGACCGAACCCGGCCTCGCGGGCACCGAACAGGATGCGCGACCCAGATGTGAACTCCAAGGCCTGCTTGCCGTTGCCGGCGCGCACCTTCGACACGTGCTGCGACAGGCCCGGCCGGTTGGCAAGGTTCTGCAACGCCAGAAACGTCTCATCCGAGGTGCGAGTGTGGTGGGCAGTCCAGATCATCATTCCGTCGGCGATCACCGCAGCCAGACCGAACACCAGAGCGCCTACCGTGTAGGTTTTGCCCACCTGACGAGGGATCGACACCTCCACGCCATCAACCTTGTTGACGAACTCGCCATTGGCGTCCTGGGCGAGGATGAGGCGAGCCAGATCATCCTGCCAGCGGTCGAAGCCCATACCGGCCTGCTCGCACACCTGGCGGGCCATCGGCCATGCCGTCGAGGCAATCCCGTCAGGGTAGACAAGGTGCTTAGCTATCGAGGACAGGTGGGGTTCAGACACCCGTCCAGCCTTCGGTGCCTACCGCCTTGCGGACCTTCGAGACCTGCGGGGTCACCGGGGCAGTGGCGCCTGCCAGCGCACCAGCCTTCTCGGCCTTGTCCAGCAGGGACTCCAGGGACTTCAGTGCTGCCGTGCGGTCGCGGGCAGCCTGATCGGGATCCTCGGCGATGGAGGCTGCCGTCTGGAACATGGCGTCCAGGATGCGCAGCTTGTCGCCTGACTTGTAGGCCGTCTTGATCTTCTCGGACCTCACCCGACGACGTGGCGACGGAGTTTCGTCGGTGACGAGCTTCAAAGCCATGTCTCACCTCCGTGCAAGGGTATTCAATGCTGTGAAAAAAGTTTCATTTAACGATGTTCAGTACCACCGAGTCATCGTGGAATCCCTCGGGGAGAGATCTCGCTATGCCGTGGTGAAGCGGGATTCGGCGGGGGGAGGGCCGTGCCCCCGGTCACCACTGGTTGCGGTGGTCGATGCCCTCCACCCGTCGGAAGCGTTGATGTTTGCGTGAGACGCCGTTGCCTCTGGATTGGTTGCATCGCCTGCAGATAATGCGGATGTTGTCGAGTCGGTCTGAACCACCGAGCGAATGCGGGATGATGTGGTCGGCTTCGGGGCTTGCTGGCGTGCGGCTAATGTCCCATCGCAGCGGTACTCCGCAGCTCGGGCAGTGTGTGAGTCCTGCTGCTCGTGCTCGGCGTTTGGCTGTTGCTGCGTTGTTAATCCAGTTCGCTGTTCCAGTTCTCGATGTTGTCATGAGAACTCTTCTCTTGTGGAAGCTTCAGCGATATTGATGTCGTCATGCATGTCAGATGCCTCGAAGGCTGCCGTCGCATGGCACAGTCGTCCCGTCGCCTGTCACCATAGCACGTTTATGCGGCTTGATCACGATCTTCGATGGCGTTAGCGATGTCGGGCCAGAGGCGGGCGATGACATCCCACGGGTAGAACCTCGGCGGCTGCATGTGTGGCGCTGGTTTGATGTGGCCGCGCCGGTGCCACTGGTTGAGGCGTTTGCGTTGGATTGGCAGCTGTGTGGCGAGCTCAGCTGCTGTCATGGGTGGGTGGTGCCGCCATTTTTTCTCCATGGCTGCCGGCCCTGGGTATTCGTGGCGTTGGCCCTCGGGTTGCCAACGGGTGGCGGTGCAGGCGAGGACGGGGCCGTCGATCTCGCAGGGCGCCCCGCAGTCGGGGCAGGGGATGCGTTTAGGTGGGGTGAGTCCTACGGCGCGGGCTAGGTGGGCGTATGTGGCGGCAATGGTGTCATCGACCATGGCCATGTCGTAATCGTCGAGCCAGGCCCGCGAGTCGGCCCATACGCCTGCCAGCCAGGCGCACTCGGTGGCCCAGGTCAGGCCGCATGGCTGGGGGTGTGCGGCGCGGGTGTCGGGGTCGATGGCCTCCCAGATGACTCTAGAGGCCTCTCCGGCGAGGGTGCGCAGCATGGGCGGCTCCCATCCTGGGGTGGGCAGGATGTCGAGGCGTGACACGTCCAGGGGCGGGCGTGATCCTGGCACGTAGCGGGTGCGGGTGGACTCGCCGTCAGGGTTTCGGGTGCCGTCGAGGGAGCGCAGTTCGGCGACGAGGGCGGGCATCTGCTGGATGCGATCGAGCGGGTCGGTGGCTGGGATCCATGCGAGGAGTCTGGTCACTGGTCCTCCTCGAGGAAGTCCCGGATGAAGTCGGGGTCGTCGTAGGTGTCGAGGATTTTGCGGATCTCGGCTTGTGCGGCGCGGATTCCGTTGACGAATCCGTAGAGGTAGGGGCTGCGGAATGCGTCGTTCGTCGGGTCGTTCTTGCGGTCGATTTCGGAGAGGTCGTTGTGGAGGTTGGCGAGGATTTTGCGGATCTCGGCTTGTGCGGCCTTGCGGAGGCCCTTGTTGGTGAGAATGTGCATTTCAGTCCTCCTGGGTGATGGCTCGCCGGATCGCGGCGAGGATGAGTGGGGCGAGTTCTGTGCCGGTGGATTCCCGGATTTCGTCGTTGCGGAAGCGGTCGAGGAGGGTGGGGAGTTCGAGGTCGGTGAGTTTCTTGTCGACTTCGTCGGCGATGCGCTGTCTGAGGATGGAATGGTCGGTCATGGACGGTCCTTTCGGGAAAGCGGTTTCTAAGGCTCTGGGAGGTGGTTGGGTGGGGAGATGTGCCGGGTCTGGCTGTGGGGCCGTCTCGTGGCAACCTCGCAGGGATGGTGGGCATAGGAAGAGCCGTGTGCCTGGGGGACTCATCGCCTCTGGGCTCAGTGGGTCGATGTCCGGCTGGTCGTCGGAGATGGTCACGAGATCTCCTTCCCCGGCAGTTCCTGTCTGGATCTGGCGCGCAGCTCGTGGATGAAGTCGGCTGAGACCTGGTGCTTGTCGGGTTCGATCTGTGGGAGGTCGGACTGTCTGCCCTCGGCGACGGCGCGTCGTGTCTCCTTGAGCCAGGCGATGTAGGCCTGAGGATCTTCCGGTGCGCCGGTGAGGATCTCCTCATCCAGGCGGTCACGGTGCATGTGACTGACTTCGAGCCGGATGTCGGATGGGGCGACGAACGCTTGCCGTTTCGCCACCCGTGCCACCGCCGTCTTGCAGTCGGCGTAGGGCAGGTCGCCCATCACGTCGAGCCACGCGTCTGGCGTGTACTCGTCTAGGCGCTGCTGCGGGCAGCATGCCTGTGTGTAGCGGCAGAGCATGACGGCTTCTTTCCGATTCATCGGGTCTCCTGCTGGTCGTAGGTGATGGCTCGCCGCATGGCCGCTGCCCATTGGTCGTCCGAGAGGCCGTTGGTTCGCGTTCGTGAGCTGTCTGGGCTGCTGTTGAGTTCTTGGTTGACGAATGAGGGCAGCGCTGAGGGGTGTGCGCCTTTCCGCTGCCATGCGATGAGTCCGGGGCGGATCTGGTCGGCGGTGAGTCCGTCGTCGAGGAGCATCCGGAGTTGCTTGGAGGTCTGGCCGACGATGTTGCCGGGCGGGCGGACCTTGCAGTGGTCGATCCACTCGGCGACGAGTGTCTGGGCGGTGGCCTCCTGGCGTTGGGGTGTGGGTGGTGTGGGGGCTGGGATGAGTGCGGGGGTGTTGTCGGTTTCTGCGGCTGGGGTCTCGGCCGTCGGGGCGGGCGCTCGCGCCCCGACGTAGTCGGAATCCCCTGTTCCCCTGTTCCCCTGTTCCCCTGTTCCATGCCCCGGGGTCTCCTGCAATGTGGGTGAGTGTCGCACCACATTTGCAGGAGGGTTTGGGTATTTGTGGCCCTGACTAGGGCGTTTGATGGACTGGTGGCGTGCCCAGTGCACAATTTTGAACAGATGCTTGCCGTCGTACTTCGATTCGGGGTCATCGACCTTCCACCGGACGATGCACCCTCTCCCCTCAATTGCCTGCAACCCTCCTGCAATGTGGGTGAGTGTCTCCTGCGGTTTGCGGGAGAGATCATCGGCGAACAGGTCGGCTGCGATCGCCACGGCATCGTCCCTGCCCACCCCGTTGTCGTCCACGTAGGACCACAGGCCGATGAACAGGAGCCGGTCGAACACGTCGAGTGCGGACACGTCATCGGAGCGCCAGAACTCCGGCTTGATCGTGCGGATTCTCATGATTCCTCCTTCTCGTATCGTTGCCGCCAGGTGCGGCGGAGGCTCCGGTTCCATATGCGCTTGACGGCACGGACTGGAAGGTGTCGTCGGTACAGGTATTGGCGTGCTTTGAAGATGTCTTCCTCGTAGCCGTTCATGCTGCGCTCGAGCTTGCCTTTCACGATTCCTTCTTCAGTCTTTCGATCTCGAATTGGACACATTGGGCGGCCTTCTCCAAGTCCTGCGTTTCGGGTGCCCCTTCTTTTCTCCCAGCCCTCAACAGGTATTTGATAGCGTTGCCCCGGAAGAATGGCAGATTCTCGACCACATATCGGGTTTCCAGTGGGGTTCCGCAGTGGGGGCAGGGTGGCCCGTCATAGTGCGACGGGTGGTGCACGGGGTCATTCATGACAGTTCCTCTAGGGTGATGGTGACGGTGTGATATCCCCGTGGCGGCGGCTCGGTGGCGCGGCGCATGTCGGGGCCGATGACGTGCTCAGAATCGTCATCTGGCCACACGCCAGCGTCTGTCATGCCATCGATTAAGGCCTTGATGGTCGGGTATCCATTAGCAGGATCGGCGCGCCCGTTGCGATAGCCGATCTGGGCTACCACGCGTACCGGCCCGTCGGCGTGGATGTGATGGCGGCGGCACTGGGCTGCCGCCATGGCCCGCAGGACTCGTGTCCTGCGGGCACGGTCGGCCCAGTGATAGCGGCCATTGGAGGTCATCCATGCCGCCGCTGGAATCTGCACGGTGAAACTGCTGGTCACCGCGAGCACTCCTCGTCATGCCTGTCCACGCCTGGGCCGATGTGGTAGGCCGCGCTCATGCCACCCTCCTCGCCCGGAAAAACGCGGTGGATACCTGGAGGTCGCGCCGTGGACGCTCATGCGGCTGCCCTGGTGTGCCCTGGGTGATCTGGCGCGGATCGATGAGCATATCGATGAGGTCTGCGGCGTCATGGTCGCGCAGCAGCTGGGAGCATGCCTCGGCCTGGTCGCCGGTGATGGCGACGGAGCCGTCCTCGATGAACATGGAGCCTTTGTTTGTCATCATGGCTGTCTCCTCAGAAAGGCGCGTCGGCGGACTGGGCAGCCCACGGATCCGACTGCTGGGACTGCTGGGGCCAGCCGTTTCCCTGGGGCTGGGTTCCGCGCTGGCGTCCGCTGCTCTGCTGGTTGCGGGCCACCTGGGCCGTGACGAACCTCAGCGACGGGCCCACCTCGGCCACGTCGATCTCGAAGGAGGTGCGACGGTTGCCGTCGCGGTCCTCGTAGGAGCGGGCCTTGAGGTTGCCCTGGACGATGACGCGCATCCCCTTGGTGAGGGATTCAGCGACGTTGGTGGCGTACTGGTGCCACACCGAGCAGGTCAGGAACATTGGCTCGCCGTCAACCCACTCGTTGCGCTGCTTGTCGAATCGGCGCGGCGTTGATGCCACGGTGAAATTCGCCACCGGGGTTCCGTTGTTCGTGAACCGCAATTCCGGGTCGGATGCCAGATTGCCAACAACAGTAATGGGAGTTTCTCCACTCATTTTTTCAGCCTTTCAATATATGCGATTGCGTCAGTTTTTAGGGATTCATGGATACGCCGTACATGGGGGATGTCAGCCACGTCCTGCGCGGTCCATCCGGTGGTCTCGCCGATGAGCTGCCATGTCCATCCACGGGAGCGCAGGTAGGCGACCTGGTCGAGGTCAACGGGCGGCCTGTCGTCCGCGCCGGACTCCGAGGCGACGACCTCCAGATGGTCGGGATTGGCACACCGTGGGGTGCCGCAGGTGCGGCGGAGCTTGCCCGGAGAGGTGACCCATCCATGAGTGGAGGCGTGCGCCACGCGGGAGGCGTAGAGGCCCACAGACCCGCCGTCGGCAGTGCGGATGTACAGCTGTTGACCCTTGGAGGTGGCACACCCGTCAGGGGTCCACACCAGGTTTCGCTCGAGGGATTTCGCGGCCTGCACGGGGTTGAGGTGCAGGGGATGCTGAGTGCTAGTCATGCCAGCGCTCCCTTGTGGACGCCTTATCGACCATGGAGGCCAGCAGGCCCGGCTCGCCGTCGGCGGCCTCATAATGTGAGTCGATGGCCTCGAGCCAGCGCACCAGGCCAGCGATGTTGTGCACGATCGCAGCGGCAAGATCGGCCCCACCCCGATAGTCGTCATCCAGCAGTTTGTCCGAGAACTCCCGGTCCTGCCTGGCCCTATCCAGTGCGATGAGGGCGAGCACGTCAGGGTTGATGTGCGACCAGATGTAGTCGTCCATCATGACTGCACCTCGTCGTCCAAGGGGAGGCTCATGATCCAGCCAGTCAGGGCATCCAGGTCTCCGATGAGCCGTGCGACGCTGGGGCGGTCGGCTGGGTCGAGGCTGCTGGCCCGGGCGGACAGTTGGAGAACTGCCTCCTTTTTGTCGTCGGGCATGCCAGGATGCAAGTAGAGCTTGTCGAGCTCTCGTGCCACCTCATCGAAATGCTCGTACACACCGAGGTATGTCATGTATCCGACCTCGAAAATGTCTTGCCGGGTGATATTCATCGGGCCACCTCGCCGGTGTTCTCGTCGATGACCTCGGCATCAAACAGCTGCCCCGGCTCCTGCGTCTCGGGCTCGTCAGAGTGAGCCTCGACCAGTGCGGCGGCGGTGGCGTTGAGCTCGTCCTGGGTGAGGCCACCGAGGGTGGTCACCTGCCTGCCGAGCACCCGGGAGGCCACCTCGAGGACCTGCTGCTGATTCGCCCCGGTGTCGCGCATGGCTGCGAGGATGACCGCCCAGTCTGGGCGGTCGTCGTGGTGCTCGGTGACGGTCACGCCCTCGGGGCGGGATGGAGGAGCGAAGTCCATCACCTCGTCGGGGGTGTAGCCGACACCGCCCATCACCTCGTAGCACGCCTCCCGCACACACTCGGAGAGGGCGCGGTTGGCGAGCATGAGCTCAGGGTTCTTGGCCCAATGCCCCTTGCCCCACAGGCCGTGCTTCTCGGCCTTGGCGCGGTCCCAGGTGGCCACGTGCTCAAACTCTGGGTCGTCGGCGCGGATGATGACACAGCGGGCCACGCCATCGTTGAAGGATTCGCGCAGCAGGTGCCCGGCCTTGCGGATCCGCGTTCTCATGAACTTGGCGGAGAAGGACGGCTTTCCGCCGATGATCGCCATCTCCTGCATGATCGTCCACGGGGACTCACCCAGCTCGGTGGCCTCGGCGATGGCTATGAGGACGTTGGCTGGCTGGCGCTGGAAGGCGGGCGGGAGGATGGTGGCTGAGCTGAGGGCTTCGGCGTATCTCATCTGATCGTCGAGGCTTGCTGGCACAACACTGTTGGTTGACGGTTCAATGTCTTTGCTCATGGCGATGCTCCTTAGTTGAGGGTGATGAATGGGGTTCCGGGTTGGCCGTCGCGACCCTTGCGGGCTCGACGGGTGGCCAGCGTGGTGCCGTCTGGTGCGATAGCGGTGCGGGCGTCGCCCATGGCTTGGGCGAGGATTGCCTTGGCGGCGTCGGCGTGCTCTTTGGCTTCACTGGCGGCGTCTTTGGCGGAGGCGTGCAACTGGGCGGCTTTGCCGATGAGGTCGAGGCCGTCGGGGTCGTCGATGGTCACCTGCTCGTCGGTGATGTCGGGGTGGCGCAGTCGCTCGATGGCGTACCTGCGGCCCGCAGGTTCGTGACTGTCGTCGGGCTCGATGCCGAGCTCGAGCATGGCGACGAAGTTCTCAGCCCCATAGCGAGCCAGGCTGAGCCACTCGTTGCTGCGCTCGACGTGGAAGCAGCGGAACCCCCACGTCGACAGAACAGCAACGTCAGCCCAGTCGACGCCGAAAACGTCCATGTACCACTGCACCTGTGCCCAGTAGTGAGGCGGTGGGCCTTCGACGCCGTCGCGGCTCCACTGGCCCGGATTGTTGGGCGTGAACTTGATCTCCAGGACCCCGACCGGATGCCGCTCTGAGTGCGGATTGTCGACAATGAGGCGGTCAGGGTTGGCCAGCTGCCAATCACGGTCCTGGTGCACCCACGTGCCCACGTTGCGCACGTGCAACCCCTCGGGGAGGTGATGGTCGGCGTACCAGCTGGCCGCTGCTGGCTCGACGTAGTGGCCTGCCTCCATAAGGTCGCTGGAAGGCTTGTCGTCGATGGTGCCGCGCTTGCGGTGCCACAGCTGCCAGGCAGAGCACCACGGCGACAGCCCCATGATGGCGGCGATGTCGGAGCCTCCGATGCGGCTCCTGCGAGCCTCCAGCCATTCGGGCGACCCGTCCGGCCATGATCCGAGGGCTACTGCTGTCCCTGCGCGTCTCATCGTCGCGCCTCGGGGTCGATTCCGTCGCCACCGCAGATGCGACACCAGCCGCCCCACTTGCCCTCGCCCGAGCCGTCACACTCAGGGCATGGGTACTCGTCGCGTCGTGGCACCCGGCTCACATCGGCGAGCCATTCACGCTCTGCTCTCGCAATGCTCCACTGGTCGATGGTGCTCATGCCGACCACCTCGCGGCGAGGTTGTCGATCACGCTCGGGTGAGCCGCCATGTGGACGTCACACAGGTCGCAGAACGCGGACAACAGCGGGCGGCGCTCGGCTATCTGCTCGCCGGTAGCCTCTGGCCAACCGTCGTCGCTGGCGATGAGGGAGCGCAGCTCAGGGACAGTTCCCGACCAACAGCCGATGGTGACCTTCCAGCCGTCAGGAGTGGGGACCAACAGGCAGCGGTAGGGGTGGATACCGTCGATGCACAGGCCATCCCACAGTCCCCCGTACAGGTCAGCCCCGCGCAGGTTGGCGCCGCTCAGATTGGCCTCGTGCAGGTTGGCCAAGTGGATGTCAGCCCCGCTCAGGTCGGCCCTGTACAGGTCAGCCCCGCGAAGGTCGGCCCGGCTCGGGGTGGCCCCGTGCAGGGCAGCCTTACACAGGTTGGCCTCGTGCAGGTCGGCCCTGTGCAGGTCGGCCCTGTACAGGTCAGCCCCGCGAAGGTCGGCCTCGTGCAGGTCAGCCCCGCTTAGGTCGGCCCCGCTCAGGTTGGCCCCGCGCAGGTCGGCTCTGTACAGATCAGCCGCGTGCAGGCTGGCCCCGCCCAGGTTGGCCTCGTACAGGTTGGCTCCACGCAGGTTGGCCCAGCGCAGTTTGGCCCCATGCAGGTTGGCTCTGTACAGATCAGCCTCGTGCAGGTCAGCCCCGCGAAGGTCAGCCCCGCGAAGGTCGGCCTCGTGCAGGTCAGCCCCGCGAAGGTCAGCCCCGTGCATGTCGGGCGTCTTTCCGCGGTCTCTGGCCTCACGGACGATCTTCAGCACTTCTTCCCGGTTCATTTTTTCTCCATGTCGTCGTGCAGTTTGACCCCGCCCAGGTCGACCCCCTTCAGGTCGGCCCCACTCAGGTCGACCCCACGTAGGTCGGCCTTGCCTAGGTTGGCCCAGCGCAGTTTGGCCCCGCTTAGGTCGGCCCCGCTCAGGTTGGCCCCGCGCAGGTCGGCTCTGTACAGATCAGCCGCGTGCAGGCTGGCCCCGCCCAGGTTGGCCTCGTACAGGTCGGCCCAGCGCAGTTTGGCCCCATGCAGGTTGGCTCTGTACAGATCGGCCTCGTGCAGGTCAGCCCCGCGAAGGTCAGCCCCGCGAAGGTCGGCCTCGTGCAGGTCAGCCCCGCGAAGGTCAGCCCCGTGCATGTCGGGCGTCTTTCCGCGGTCTCTGGCCTCACGGACGATCTTCAGCACTTCTTCCCGGTTCATTTTTTCTCCATGTCGTCGCGTAGCTTGGTGATGACGATGACGGCTGCCATGGCGATCACGAGGACCAGGCAGCGCCCGTCGATGGGGATCATGAGTGCAGTCATGACAGCCTCCTGGTGACCGTGTGCTCTCGCATCCATGCGTTGATTGCTGACTGGGCGATGAGATAGCGGGGCTGCCCCTTGGGGCCAGTCATCTCGATGTGGGTAATCTCGCGCGACGAGCACATCTCGCGGACGGTTCTGGCGCTCTTGCCAAGCTGCTCAGCGGCCTGGCGCGGCGTAAAAAAGGCCTCTGTGGTGCTCATGCCGCCGCCTCCTCGGAGTCGAAGCGCCCCGACAAGAAGCGATCCACGAAGTACGTCTGCCCCTTGCCGGTGACCTTTGGCGTTTTTGAGATAGTGACGTGGCCGTCGGAGTGAGTGACTGCGGTTTCCTTGACCTCGAATAACCCCAGTTCCATGGAGCGCTGGGTGGGCATGTTCCAGGCAGTTCCCTGCTGCTTGACGAGGTATCCGTTGCCGCGCATCCATGCGAAGAGGCGCGTCGCTCCTATCTGGATGCCGTTGCCGCGAAGAATCTTGGCGAGGTCACCCACGAGGATGGAGGTGCGTGACGCTGCTACCGAGTCAGCGAAGAGGACTTTAGGCTTGTCGGCTTCGTGTTGGGCTTCAAGCTCGGCGCGGCGGGCGCGTTCCTCCTTGAGGTCGGTGGCGAGTCTGATAATGAAGTCCGGGTCGGTTAAGGCCTTCTCGGCGGCCTCGGGGGTGAGGTAGCCGCCGGTCCTGCGGATCGAGGGGAGCACCTCATGGGTCACCCAACGTTTGAAGGACTTCGCTTCTGGTTTGCGAGAGGCGAGGACAAGGCTGTAGAAGCCCGCCTCGTTGACGCACCATGTGGCACCACCGGACAACCCTAAGTTGAACTTAGACTTCTCATCCGCGTCCAAGCGCTGCAGCGCAACAGTGGTGTTGGACAGGTCGAGGGCGGCGCAAATGTCCGCGGCGACGAACCAGGCTTCTCCTGATGCGTCAGTGATTGTGCGGATTGTTCCGAACAGCTCGTGGGTAAAAGGCTGAATGTCAGTCATGCCGCTGCTCTCATTTCTGCTGCTGCGATGATGGCTGTCATGGATGTGCCCAGCTCCCGGGCGATGAGAGCAATGTCGGTGGTCGTGAAGGGTGATGCGCCTTTGAGCTTGCGATGCAGGGTGGTGACCGGGATTCCTGTCTGCTCGGCTAGGTGTCGCTGGCTGATGTGCTGCTTGTCCATCTCGACGCGGATGGATTCTGCGACCCGCTCTGATTCGGTACGGTTTGTGTTCATGCGGAACAGTTTAGTGTTCATTCGGAACATGTCAAGCGCGCTCGATGGGTTGTTTTTTCTGAAGCAGATGGCGTACTCTGTTCCGTGTGAAACAGGATGAGTTGGATGCCCTCGATGACGCCGTGGCCGAAACGCTGCGATCCATACGCGGCGTCGCAGGTATCTCACAGGCAGAGATGGAACGTCGTACCGGCATCGCCCGCACGTCATACCGTCTCTATGAAAAGGGTCAACGCCAGCCCGATGTCAATGCTCTAGCCAGAATCGTTGAGGCGTGTGGAACGTCATTGACCTCGGTAATGGGCGATATTGAGCGAGTATGGAGCCAACGCCTTGAGCGTCTCCGCGTCGGGGTGCCCGCAAATGTTCGTCGTCTTCGTGACCCGACGCCACCCGCACCCGAAAACGCCGCTGCCTACCGTGTCGACCATCCCACCGAACGGGAGCGCATGGAGGAGGAATGGGGCGATGATCCTGCCTAACCCGTGGGTCAACCTCGCCAGCCGGCCCCAACTCGACCTGTGCTGGGGCGGCCTGCCACCAGGACAGCTGGGTGCCACCGACGGGCATCGAATCTGGATCGCCACCGGCCTCACCATTCGGGAGCGCCGCTGCACCCTTGCCCACGAACTCGTCCACATCGATCTGGGCTTGGTGTCTGATGTGACGTGGGCAGCCGAGCAGCGCGTCCGTGATGTGACAGCCCGGCGTCTCCTGCCCGACATCGACGCTATCGTCTCTACGCTGGCTGGTGGCGTCGATGTTGCCACCGCCTCCGATGAGCTGTGGGTCACCGAGGATGTCCTTACTGACCGACTCACCACACTGGCTGACGCTGAACGCGCCATGCTCAACCGTATCCCCGCCTAATTCTGGAGCCGCCCTCATGCACGCCCGTAAACTTGCCACCATTGCCGCCTGCACATGCCTCGCCCTCACCGGGTGTGGCGGAAATCATGACAGCGATAGTACAGCTCCGTCGCCGGCACCATCACGAAGCAGCACCCCAACACCATCACCCAGCGAATCATGGTCATACGACCCGAAAGTCGGCAAGTTTGGGCAAACGGTTTCCTTAAAGTTCGACAACGGAACGACGATGGACATCAGCACCAAACTTCCTAAACAGGTGAAGAAACTTGACCCGCAATGGGCGGAAGCAGAAAATCTTCCCCGAGGAACGTTCATCACCAAGGTAGACGTACATGTGAAGAACACGACCAAGAAACCACTTGATGTTTCAACGATGTGGCCCTCCGCGACCATCGGAGGAGAGTCATCAAAGTGCATCTACGGGTCGGACTTTGGCGGAGATGAGATCATCGAGGGCACTATTCTCCCAGGGAAAACTCGTATTTTCCATCTTGGATGTGTGAGTGGGAAGGATAGTAAATTGACGTTCCATCTTGATTGGGACGACAACGAAATGGGTACTCGTGAAACGTTGGCATTCTTCTCGAATGAATCATAGGGGAACACGGCCGTTGGGGCTGTATAGGGGCTCCAACTCGTGTATTTTGTAGCCAGCACTGACTACAAAATATTTGCGTAGCTATGGGCAGTGTCGGAAGGTTGGAGGCATGAGCGAGCTGTCAGAGCTGCTACAGGCGGCACAGCAGCGCAACCCCATGACGTTGCGCCAGCGTGAGGCCAAGGCAGACGGCGCGATCCAGTTCGGGACCATTGGGACCTATCTTCGGGGGCAGCATCCAGCCAACCCAGAGGAGTCCACATTGAGGGCACTCTCAAGGGCGTTTGATGTGCCTCTAGAGAGGCTGCAGATGGCAGCGGGGGTAACGGTCGGCGGAGCCGATTGGACGCCTCCTATGGAAGTCTCGAGGCTGACAAAGCGCCAGCAGAACGCGCTCACGGAGCTGATCATGGCGATAGCGGCAGGAGGTAGCAGCGATGACCGGCAGTCTGAGGCTAAGAAGAGCCCGCTAGAGGTCGCGGGGCGTGGCGAGGTGACGCGAGCAGCGCGTCGTACTCGACACCCGAAAGGCGTCCGGTTCGCTGACCAGGACCAGGCTGGCGAGGAGAACCAGGACCCCGGCGGATGGGACGAGGCATGAGAGGGTCTAGCATCCACGATGACAATGACATACAGTCAAACCATGAGCACGCCAGCGATGATGTTCGGGAAAGCGGTGCTTCAGGGCGCGCGTCTGGTGACTCTTGCGGACTCGCAAGCTCTCAGCCGCCAACCGAAACCGAAGAAGATCAGCGCCTCCCAGATCACCCAGAAGGCATGGGAGAGTGTGGGGAACCATCTAGGCCAGGAGATGGATCGCATCCCATCTCACGCACGTCGCAACGAGTCGTAGCGCAGAGGTGGCAAGGCCCCATACCGCCTCCACAAATCCTTGAGGGATACGGGCTTATCGACTCGAGCTATCCCGAGAGAATCTTCGCCATGGCCGAACGGTCTCACGCAGCCGAAGTGGCAGCAGAACAAGCCGCAACTGATCGCCAGCAGGCAGACACCAAACTGGTGACATTTGGATCAATTGTGGGCATTGTCATTACGGGCATCGTCACTATGACATGCATAGGGGCCGTCATCTACGGACTCTGGACGGGGCGGCCGATGGTCTCCGTGATTGCTGCGATCCTGCCACTAGCAGAGTGGGCAGTCAGACTCATCAAGACGGTGCAGGGGAATGGGAATCAATAACCCAACCGACCGGGGCCTGGCCGCCTTGTTCGCCTCCCTGTGGCGTCAACCTGTCCAGCACGGGGGTCATGATCTCTGCATGGATCACCCGTGGCGCAGACTCAGGCATCTCAACGACTGGCTGCTGGAATGGGGTCAGCTACCTGAGGGCATATCCGGAGAAATCAACTGGCCCACCCATACAATCACCATTGACCCGCGCCTGTCGCAGGCTCAGCGCCGCTGCGCGTTGGCGCACGAGCTGGAGCATGTCATGCGCGGTCCAGCTCCGAAATGGGACGAGGCTCGCGAGGAGGCGGTAGTGGAGCGCACTGCTGCCCGTCGGCTAGTGAGCATCGACGAGCTAGCCTCAGCGGTCCAGTGGACCCGAGACCCTGTCGAGCTGGCTGAGGAGCTGTGGATCGACGCCGACATGCTGTCTGCCCTGGTTGACGGATTGACCCCAAGCGAGCGCGCAAAGGTCAACCAGGCTCTAATGTAATCAGCATCGGCGCACGGAAGCGCCCTCACTCGAAAGAGGCCCCATGAATCGTCTACTGCCGCTAGCTGCATGCTTCCCGCTGGATGCGATAGCGGACGCGCTGGCCGACTCGACACCCGAGGATGCCGCCCTAGACCTATGGGTGGCAGACGACATCCTCGCCACACGACTAGCACGCCTCACCGCCGGTGAGCGTGACCACATCAGCCGCACAGCAGCGGCATAGCAAGGGGAGCAGAAATGCCCGACGAGAATCCCAGTCCCACCGCCAACGGGGCGGACAAGAAGAAAAAAGGCTGCGGCTGTGCCGCCATCGTGCTTGTCGTCCTCGTCATTGCCGCTATCGCGGGTGGTGGCGACGGCGATAAGGCGGCGAGCCCGAGCGACACCACATCCCAGAGCGTGCAGGTGGAGACGCAGGATCAGGCGACGGAAACTCCGACGGCCACAGCTGCGACGAGCAGCCCCAAGCCCGTCAAGGCTGTCGCGGCTCATGCGTCAAGGGCGGCCAAGAAGGGCACGGCTGCTGCCGCGCTTGCCGAGCTGCCCGTCAAGGGGCGCGCTCCGAAGACCGGGTACTCGCGTGACCAGTTCGGCCAGGCGTGGGCTGACGTGGATCGCAACGGCTGCGACACCCGCAACGACATTCTGCGCCGCGACCTGGTCAACAAAACCTACAAACCGGGGACGGGCGAGTGCAAGGTGCTCTCCGGTGATCTGCCCGACCCGTACACCGGACGCAACATCCACTTCCAACGGGGACCCCACTCCAGCGCGGTCCAGATCGACCACGTTGTTGCCTTGTCAAACGCCTGGCAGACCGGAGCCCAGAAGATCGGAAGCGACAAGCGCCTGACATTCGCCAACGACCCGCTCAACCTGCTGGCCGTGGACGGTCCCACGAACGAGGCCAAGGGCGACGGGGACGCGGCGACATGGCTGCCAGCGAACAAGCGGTTCCGATGCTCCTATGTAGCGCGTCAGGTGGCCGTGAAGAAGAAGTATCACCTGTGGGTGACCAGCGCCGAGCACGACGCCATCGCGGGCATCCTGAGCGGTTGCCCCGGACAGACGCTGCCGACAAGTGCCGCGATTCCTGCAGTGAAAGCCCATGCAAACGCCCCTCACAGCAAGAAGCCTGCTGCCACTCACAAGGCCAATCGCCGCACAGCTCCTGCCAAGCGGCATTCCGCGACCTCCAAGTCGACCAAGCGACACAAGAAATCCGGCTCCAAGGAGAAGGGCGGATCCAGCGGAAGGACGGTCCATGGGGGAGCGTTCTGCTCGAGTGAGGGTTCGCAAGGCGTGAGCAAGTCGGGAACGACCCTGACGTGCAAGGTAGCCAAGGATGGCCGTCTGCGCTGGAAGAAGTGAGCGTGGCCGTCCAGGATTTGTGGCGTGACCGTCACGGGCAGCCGACCAAGCGCAATGGGCGCGGGAAACGCTACCGGGTGAGCGTTCCGGGGTGGCCCACCACGGCATGTCGCACCAAGGCTGAGGCTGACCGGATAAACGCCATTCGGCTCACGACGAAGCCACCGCGCCCCGAGGATGGGCGAACTGTCGGCGACCTTGTGAGCGTGTGGCTGGATGGCAAGCGCGGCCTGAGCCCCAAGGGTTACGAGGCGGCAGAGCTCGCGGCCTCGTACGTGCGAGAGAAGTGGGGTGGCGTGAGCCCGTCGGATGTGAGTGCCCCCGATGTGCAGTCATGGATCGCGTCGCTGCACACCTCGCACGGCCCGGCGTCGGCGTCACTGCGACACAAGGTATTGCAGTGTCTCCGGGGAGCTATGGGTGACCGTGCAGACCTGTCAGCAGTGAGGACGCCACGAGAGATGCGCCGGGACGTGCACCCGCTGAGCATCGACGAGCTGAGGGTGCTCGCCGAGGAGATCGGCAAGGGGCACAGGCGCGATGACTCGGCGGCCCTCGTCTGGCTACTGGGCACGACAGGTCTGCGCATCAGTGAGGCGCTGGCGGTGAATGTGGGGGACGTCGATTCGGAGCGCAAGCGGCTTCGGGTGCACCGCTCCAAGACGGGCCGCGCCCGCGATGTGCCAGTCCCGGCGTCCGTGTTGGCCATGCTCGATCTGAAGCGAACGCCGTCGGAACCGCTTGTGCGCGGGGCTCGTGGCAGGAGGCTGTACAAGGATTCATGGCGGCAGCGGCGGTTCCGTCCGGCCTGCGACAGGCTGGGATGGCAAGGGCTACGCATCCACGACCTGAGGCACACGGCGGCGTCGCTGGCCATCGCGAGTGGCGCGGACGTCAAAGCGGTCCAGCGGATGCTCGGGCATGCGTCGGCGACGATGACACTGGACCTGTACGGGCACCTGTGGGATCGAGGGCTGGATGATGTCGCCGACCGGATGGAGGCGATGATGGCGACCGAGGACCATACCCAGGCCGTACCGGGATCGTCTGACTAG